ATACTACAAGAATATCGAACAGAAAAAGTTAGAGCAAAAAATTCTTGCAAAAGCGAAAGAGGATGGATTTTGGGAAAAATAGACTACAAGTATAACGAAGGCAAAACACTTGCTGAGTTGAAAGAATATATCGACTCCACGTATGATGAACACTATAGTAAAAACAAGTTTCAAGCTACAGAGTTTATCATAGACGGTGGACACGGTGAGGGTTTCTGTATCGGTAACATTATGAAGTATGCACAACGATATGGAAAAAAAGGTGGAAAGAACAAAAAGGACTTGTTAAAAGTAATCCACTATGGTATTATAGCATTGTACATTAACGAAATGGAAGAGAGTGAAGATGATTGAAAGAAGAGTGAGAGTTATTCCACAACGTGAAGAGGAATTTTTTTACGTTGACGGTTTAGAGTTTGATACTGAAAATGAAGCAAAAGAACATGTTAAGGATAAAAAAATTGAGGATGCTTTTGTTGAATTGACAAATGAAGTGAGAACTCGACCAGTTGGCATTGCTTATTACGGTAGTTATGGTGAGAAAAAAATCTGTCCATCAGATTATTCTCTCAGGAACTGGCTGACTGATAATTCACAATTTATAATGCAGTTTTGTGCTGTTATTGGAGATTTAGATAATGAAACTAAGTGATACAACTATTTCTGTGTTGAAGAACTATTCGTCTATCAATCAGAATCTTAAAATCGGTGCAGGCAACAATCTGGTTACGATGTCTGCAATGAAGAATATTGTAGCACAATCGAAGGTCGAAGAGACTTTTCAAAAAGATGTTGCCATCTATGACTTGAATGAGTTTTTGGCTGCAATGTCACTGTTCGATAGTCCAGAACTAGACTTTGAAGATGAGTATCTGATGATGGGCAATGAGGGCAGGACCTCTTCTCTGAAGTATTGGTATTCTGACCCTAGTGTTGTTACAACAGTGACAAAAGACATTGAGATGCCATCCACAGAGGTTACATTTACATTGTCCAGTGATGAACTGTCTCATATCACAAAGGCTGCAGCAGTTATTGGTGCGCC